ATTAACAGTAACAGGAACTTTGGTAATAGTATAATGAGTAAAATAGAAGTAAATACAGTTGCACCACAATGCGGAACTACTTTAACACTAGGTGAATCTGGTGATACGGTAACTTTAGGAACTGGAGCTAGTCAATCAGGCTTTGGTAGAACAGGAACTGTCGATTGGCAGACTACTGTTAAAACCTCTACATTCACAGCAGTTAGTGGAGAAGGGTATTTTATAAATACAACAGGCGGTGCAGTTACAGTGAATTTACCAGCAGGTGCTGCTGGTTCTATTGTATCTGTAAAAGATTATGCAGGAACATTTGATACACATGCTTGTACTGTAGCACCAAATGGATCAGAAAAAATAGGTGGTCAGGCTTTAGATTCACTTTTAACCACTGAAGGAATTGCAGTTACATTAGTTTATATAGATTCAACACAAGGTTGGTTAGTAACAGATTCAGGTTTACAAAACGAAGCTCCTCCACCTCAATATATTGCAGCAACAGGTGGAACAATAACAACTGTTGATACAAATTATAAAGTTCATACCTTTACAGGCCCTGGAACTTTTACTGTTTGTTCTGTAGGTAATCCTGCTGGATCAAATACAGTAGATTATATGGTAGTAGCAGGTGGTGGTGGAGGTGGAGCTTCTGGTGGTGGAGGTGGCGCTGGAGGTTATAGAGAATCTCCTGGATCAGCATCAGGTTGTTATTCAGTATCACCAAGAGGTGCGGCTCCAGCAGTTTCTTTAAGTGTTACAGCTACAAGTTTTCCAATTTCGGTTGGTGCCGGTGGAGCTGGAGGTCCGGGACCAGCAACTACTGGAACAGGAACAAGTGGAGCAAATTCAATTTTTTCAACAATAACTTCAGCAGGTGGTGGCGGTGGAGCAAATCACGATGGTGACGCTGGAGCTAATGGAGGATCAGGTGGCGGTGGAGGTAGAGATGGTGGTCAACCTGGTGGAACAGGTAATACACCTACAGTAAATCCAGCGCAAGGAACTGATGGTGCTCAAGGGCCAGGTAGTGGTGGTGGACCTAATAGTGGTTCTGGCGGAGGAGGCGCTACATCAGCCGGAACTAGAGCTAATGGTGGTTCTGGTGGAGCTGGTGCAGGAGGACCTGGTGGTAATGGCGCAACAAGTTCAATTACTGCATCTCCAGTAACAAGAGCTGGAGGAGGCGGTGGAGGTTCAATGACTAATCCTACTGCCGGTACAGGAGGACCAGGTGGTGGAGGTGCTGGAGGAACTAACGCTCCAGGTTCTAGTCCAGCTCCGGTAAAAGCTGGAACAGCAGGAACAACTAACACCGGAGGCGGTGGTGGTGGAGGATCTGGTGGTGGAGGATCTGGTGGAACTGGTGGAACTGGTGGCTCTGGAATAGTTATAATAAGGTACAAATTTCAATAATTATGACAAGTAAAATTAAAGTAGATAATATAAATAAAGTTTCAGATGATTCAACAATCATCAAAAAATGTGGAACAACTACTACAATAGGATCAGGAGCAAGTAATCCCATTGTTGTAGATGGCTCTGCAGTTACAATTGGTAGATGTGGTGGTACCGTTGCTTTAGCATCAGGTGCAACACAGACAGGTTTTGGTAGAACAGGAACTGTTGATTGGCAGACAAGTTCAATTAAAACTGCAACTTTCACTGCAGCAAATGGCGAAGGTTATTTTTGTAATACAGCCGGTGGAGCATTTACAGTTAATCTACCTGCTGGTTCTGCGGGAAATATAGTTTCAGTACAAGATTACAATAATACATTTGATACATACAATTTAACACTAACACCTAATGGTACAGAAAAAATTAATGGTGGAGCTGGAAATTTAATGTTAAGTGCTGAAGGTCAAGGTTTAACTTTAGTTTATATAGATTCAACAGTAGGTTGGAGATCTGTTCAAGAAAATGAATTCGCAGCAGCAGCTTCTAATTTTTTAATAGCAACAGGTGGAACAATTACTTGTTGTGGAGATTACAAAATTCATACATTTACAGGACCAGGAACTTTTAATGTAACTGCACTAGGAGCTGGAACTGTCTGTGCCCCAAATATTGCTGACTATTTAGTAATAGGAAGTGGTGGAGGTGGAGGTGGTCATTTAGGTGCTGGAGCCGGAGCAGGTGGTTTTAGAGAAGGAAAAGCAGCTGCAAGCCCAACACACAGTGCTCCCCCTTATACAGCATCTCCTGTTGCAGCGACTACAGGAATAACACTTGCAGCAGGTCCTTATACAATTACAGTGGGTGCTGGTGGAGCTGGAATACCGGCTCCTGGCTGTGGTCCAGGAACAAAAGGTAATGTTTCAACTTTTTCAACAATAACATCTGCCGGCGGTGGATTTGGTGCTGGAGGAGGACCACCACAAGCAGTCGGACCAGGTGGTTCTGGCGGTGGTGCGGGAGGTTATGGTAATCCGGCTACAGGTGGAACAGGAGACACACCTCCAACTACTCCAAATCAAGGAAATAATGGTGGTAACTCGTCAGGTCCTGGAGGCCCACCTTATGGTAGTGCTGGTGGAGGCGGTATTGGTGCAGTTGGTGCAAATATTCCGGGGAGTGGTCAAGTAGGTTCTGCTGGTGGACCTGGTGTAGCAACTTCTATTACAGGATCTCCTGTAACTAGAGGTGGCGGTGGAAGTGGAACTCCTTATGGATCACCTACTGATGAAATTGCTGCTTCCCCTGGTGGTGGTGGAAAAGGAGCTAACCCAGCTTCTCCAAATTTACCAGAAATGAATGGAACAGCAAACACTGGTGGTGGCGGTGGTGGAACAGGTGAAGCACCAAAAACTATTGCAGGTGGAACAGGTGGATCTGGTATAGTAGTAATAAGGTATAAATATCAATAATTATGAGTGAAATAAAAGTAAATAAAATTAGTCCAAGAACAGCGTGTGGTACAACCACATTAGGAGATAGTGGCGATTCATTTGTCATTCCTGCTGGTGCAACAATAACAAATAATGGGACACAGACAGGTTTTGGTAGAACAGGAACTGTAAATTGGGTTACAACAAAAAAGACCACAGGTTTTACAGCAGTATCAGGAAATGGATATTTTTGTGATACCGCAGCAAGTGGAGCTTTTACTTTAACACTACCTAGTTCTCCTAGTGCAGGAGATATTGTAGGACTCAAAGATTATAATGGAAATTTTGCAACAGCAAATTTAACAATTGGTAGAAATTCACAACCGATAAATGGTGCTAATGCTGCTGATGTTGTTATTGAAACAGATGGTGCTTCAATACTTTTAGTTTATGTAGATGCCTCTCAAGGATGGGTAGCAACACAAGATGACAATTCAACTTTTTCAGGAGTTGCTTTTTTAGAAGCTACAGGTGGAACAATAACTACTTGTGGTAATGACAAAATTCATACATTTACAGGACCAGGAACGTTTACAGTAACTCAAGTATCAAGTACGGCAGCTGAAAATTTAGTTTCATATATGGTTGTTGCAGGAGGTGGTGGGACTGAATCTGACTATAGTGGAGGTGCTGGCGCTGGTGGTTACAGAGAAGTAAAATCTCCTACTACTCCTTACACAGCTAGTCCTTTAGATGGTTATCCAAGTGCTCCAAATAGAATTACAGTAACAGCTACAGGTTATCCAATAGCGGTAGGTTCTGGTGGAACTGGGTCGTGTAGTGCTCCTGATAGAACAGGTAATCCTGGAAGCGTTTCAACTTTTTCAACAATTACATCCGCAGGTGGTGGAGGAGCAGGAGTTCAAAATCCTTCTTCTACCCCTAATAACAATAATGGTAGAGCGGGTGGATCGGGTGGTGGTGGAGCATCCCCAGCAGGTTCTGGTGGAGCTGGTAATACACCTCCTACAACTCCTGCTCAAGGAAATAATGGTGGTTCTGGTATTCACTCTGGAGCTTATTCTACATCTCAAGGTGGAGGTGGTGGAGCTGGAGCAGCTGGAGCAAATGGTGTTGCTAGTAATCCAGGCGGAGCTGGTGGAGCTGGAACAACTTCAAGTATTAATGGAACACCCACAACAAGAGCTGGTGGTGGAGGTGGAGCTGGAGAAGCTGGTGGTGGAGCTGGTGGATCTGGAGGTGGTGGACCTGGTGGTAGAAGTAGAACTGGACCTTCTCCCGTATCTCCTTCACCTGCAACAGCTGGAACAGTAAATACTGGTGGCGGAGCTGGTGGTGCAGCTAATACAACTGGAGTAACAGGTGGTTCAGGAATAGTAATTATAAGGTACAAATATCAATAGTTGAATGATAATTAAAAATAAGGTATAAGGAGAAACATTATGGCACATTTTGCAAAACTAGGATCAAACGGAAAAGTTATTCAAGTATTAACACTTGATAACAAAGATATGTTAAACGCTGATGGTGTTGAAGATGAATCAGTAGGTCAACAATATTTAGAACATCATAATAATTGGCCTGCACAAATGTGGATTCAAACTTCATACAATACATCAGGTAATACACATTCAGGTGGCGGAACACCTTTAAGAGGTAACTACGCAGGTATAGGTTATATTTGGGATGAAGATAATCAAATCTTTTGGCCTAAAAAACCATATGCATCTTGGGTAAAAAATACTACAACTGCTAATTGGCAATCACCAATAGGTGATGCTCCAGCATTGACAGCTGAACAACAATCTCAAAATGACGCAGGTACTCATAAATGGCATTACAGCTGGAATGAATCCGGCCAGTCGTGGGACTTGACAGATAGCTTAGCATAATTGATCTAGATCAAATCTTTTAAATCATATTGACATTATAAATGACGGATGTATATATTACATCCAGGTATGCAAAAGAAAGTATTAACAGAACAAGCATTATATTTTGGCGATGTAGATATGCCCAAAGATTGGGACATTGACCGAGATAAATTATCAGTCGACATTTTACAATCAATAATTCAAAACAAAGATTTTCCATTCTCACGAACTTGGGATATGTTGAATACTTATATGAGAGATCATATTGGTATTGAATATGGTACTAATCTAATTAACAAAGAAACGTGGGGAAATATCTATAAACCTGCGGAAACAACTATTCCTTTATTAAATATTGATCCAGTGGATCTACGTAACTCTCCAGACTATACATTATTATATGGTGTTAAAGTTAAAGATTGTAATGTTAGAATACATTATGAAGATAACAGACGTAAAGGAAGAAGTTGGGATATACCACTTTTAAATAACAGATTTATAATGTTTCCATCGACTAATATGTATTACTTAACTAATAACCAGAAAGATAGTTTGAACTTTGTTCAGACCATAACCTATGAATATATCTAATTACTATTGGTATTTTAATGCAGCGCTTACACCAAAGTTCTGTGATGATGTAATAGCTTATGCAAATTCACAAGAAGAAGTAATGGCTAGAACTGGTGGATTTGGTGACAAAAAATTAAACAAGCAAGAAGTATTAGATTTAAAAAGAAAAAGAAACTCTGATCTAGTTTGGTTAAATGATACTTGGATATATAAAGAATTACATCCATATGTTCATAAAGCAAATGAAATGGCAGGTTGGAATTTTGATTGGGAAAGAAGTGAGTCTTGTCAGTTTACAAAATATAAACACAACCAATATTATGATTGGCACTGTGATAGTTGGGATAAACCATATGACAGAAAAGATCCTAACAATCCAGAGCACGGCAGAATTCGAAAACTATCTATGACTTGTCAATTAACAGATGGTTCAGAATATAAAGGTGGTGAATTAGAATTTGATTTTAGAAACTATGATCCACATATGAGAGATGAAACTAAACATTTAAGAAAAGCAAAAGAGATATTACCTAAAGGAAGTATTATTGTTTTTCCTTCATTTGTTTGGCATAGAGTTAAACCAGTAACATCAGGCACAAGATATAGTCTTGTAGTCTGGCATTTAGGAAGGCCTTTTAAATAATGTTTATAAATAATTACTTTAACACGACCGTTTGGTCAGAACAAAAACCAGAGTTTGTAAAATCTTTAAACAAAGCTTCTAACAAATATATTAAAGAAGCAAGAAATAGAGAAAAGAAAAGAATAAAAGAACACGGTGATTTTGGTACAAGCTATCATTCAACACC